ATGATTGTATAACGAATTCATTTGTACATCTGTCAAATCACCATGCAGCAAATAGATGTTCGGAGCTTTATCGCCATATGGCTCTGTAATCTGCTGGATCTTTTTCATCGTCTCTTCTCTATCCATGATACTAAATGTTGCATGGCTAGTCTTTAAAATTAAACCAGGCTTGTTTTTACTACTTTTATTTTTGAATGCCTCGCAGAATGTCTTAATCATCATACCTACATCTTTACGATCTTGACCAAACACGCCTTTGAGCCAATGTCCTACAAACAAAAAGTTAAAATCAGTACTGATTGCAGATAATTCATCATTGATATCCGAATCAATATCTATTGATTTAATTTTTTTGTATATATTTAGATCAGCGCCTTCAAATAATACTTCGATCGGCGTATTTAACTTAAGTTCGCCAGTCTTTTGTTTTGTCTTTTCATCGACCTGATCATATACAGAATCTACAAATCCCTTTTTCGTAAACTCGGAAGTAGCTAAGATAAGATCCATACGATTAGCTCCTTGCAGGA